AAAATTAGAAATTTGAATTCTTCTAAAGATAGATTAATGTCGCTATTAGTATTTTTAACTAAGTTTAAAACAAAACCTAAATTATATTTTGAGTTATTAGTATATTTGGAACATTGTATTGATAGAGAGGAGAAAGTAGGAATGTTTGATGAATTAGATGTTATGCGTATTTTTAAATTAATGTATTATAAAATGAGTACTTTGGTAGAATGTCCCCATTATAAGTTAGATGGGAATACGGTTTATTTTGAAAATCAACAACAATTTACAAGAGTTTCAATGGATGGATCAGCAGTTTCATCTATTGATGGAGTTGCTTGTAGTAATTGTTGTGCATTAGAGTGTGTAGCTTTTGTTGATTATATTTTTGGGTTTGTAAAATGTCCACAGGGAGTCCCTAAGTTTAGTACTCTTGCCTTTGATAATGCTATTAGTGAGTTACAAATAGAAGCTCTTGAATCGTTTCAGGAGAAATGTTTATTTAAGTTGAAAGAGTGGAGTTATGCTTTATATGAGTTCTTCGATAATTGGAAGATAGTAATGGTTGGAGTAGGTTTGATTATTAGTGCCTGGTTTTTGTTTTTTAAAAAGAGTGATTGTGTTATAGAACATCAAGGAGCAGCTTATGATAAGAATAAAATGAAACGAGAAAATCGCAAGATTACATCTAAGAGAAAATTGATTAAGAATACGCAGACAACGAAGGAAGTAATTGGTGAGCACAATATGAATCAAAATGTATCAGATATTATAAGATCGGTATCGCAAAATGTAGTATTTTTAAGATTAAAGTTTAATGTATTTAATAAAGAGGCTGAAAGAACGTATAGAGTATTTATGATTGGTGATCGAAAATGTTTAATAATTAGACATTATATTGAAGATATACAGTTTTATGCGAGTGAAGATCCGAATGCCAAGTTAGTTTTATTGTGTAATGGAGAGAATGAGGTACCTTTACCTATAACGTGTGTAGATGAATTTTCCGTATTAGAAGATCAGCGTGAAGATGATTTTGATGACAGTCGAGAGGGTACAGGATATGTTTTGTATAATGGTTTGTGTGTTGTAGAGTTACCTAAAACAGTAAAACAATTTAAGAATATGATTAAACACTTTGTTACTTCTAAAGATGAACTCAGAATGTCATCATCTGGGGTGGTAGTTCAGCCAGCAATTGGACCAGGTAGTACTGGAAATATTCTTAAGATGCAAGCAGTAAATTTTACAGCTTTTGATGGATTGGTAGTTAATGCATCAGGTACAACGTCTAGTGTAGTTATAGATAGGTGTTGGTCGTATAAAGGAGTTTTAGGTTTAGGTGTATGTGGTAGTTTGTTGTTGAATGCGGATTCGGGAAAAATTATAGGTATGCACACTGCGGGATCCCCAAAACATGATCTTGGATTTGCTGAACGATTAATATTAGAGGAATGGAAAGATGTGGAAAATGCTATGGAAATGGAAATTTACCAACCTAATTTGGAACCTATTACTCTGGATGATCACACTCTAGATGGATCGGTATTTGTTTTGGGTAAAGTGCCTAAAATATATGCCCAGCAGAATTCTGGAAAAACAAGAATTAAAAAGAGTGTAATTCATGGAGAATTTGATGTCAAGACTTTTCCAGCACCATTAGACCCATATGATGATAGATTACCACCTGGTAGCTCTCCTTTATATGATGGGGTTGCTATTCATGGTCATCCCCCAATAGAATTTCCACCGGAGGTTGTAAAGTTGGCTTGTGATGATTATGAAAATTTATTAATAGCAAAGTGCAAACCTATCAGACCTGTTTCAATTTTATCAGTTGAAGAAGCAATAGTGGGCAATCCTCTTATAGGATTGGAATCATTACCAATGGATACGAGTGAAGGCTTTCCCCTATCAAAGATGCGTCCACGTGGGTGTGTTGGTAAAGGATGGTTGTTTGATATTAAGAAGGATGATAAAGGAAATGTTCAATCTTTACATATCCATCCCGAGTTGGAGAAAATTATGAGAATTAAAGATGCTATGAGGAAGAGGAAGATTAAACCTTTTACAGTATTTACGGATTGCTTGAAGGATGAGACTCTACCAGAAAAGAAATGTAAAAAGAAAGGAGGCACTAGAATATTTTCTATGTCGCCTGTAGACTTTACTATTCAGTCGAGACAAGTTTTTGGAGACTTTATTTTAGCTCATAACCATAATAGAATGGATCTTGAGCATGCTATAGGAGTTAACCCTTATTCAGAGGAATGGACGCATATGTTAAAGAATTTACAAAGGAAAGGTCGGAAAATAGTAGCTGGAGATCATAGCAAGTTTGGACCAAGAGCGCAGACAATAGTTGGTCATGGATTGATACAAGTTATCAAGAACTGGTATAAATTTTATGGAGCATCAGAAGAACATTTGTTGTTGATAGAAATGATGGGTGCTGAATTGTTAAATGCAGTTCATTTAGTTTATGATATTTTGTATCAGGTTATGTGTGGTATTGTATCGGGATCATTATTTACAGCTAATTTTAATTCTATGATTAATAGTATATATTTTAGAGTAGCATGGCATATGATAACGGGACGTAGTTTTGCAGAATTTTATAAGTTTATGTGGTTGATTACGTATGGAGATGATAATGTAGCGTCTGTGTCGGATGAGGTGGCAGACGAGTTTAATGTAAAAACTTTACATGATTTCTTTGCAAAGTATGATATGGTTTATACAGATGTTTATAAAAATGTGAGTGATGATATGATTCCATATTGTGATATAACTGAAACATCATTTTTGAAGAGTGGTTGGAAAGAGCATCCACTAAAAAGAGGTTATTATTTACCAACATTGGAAATGGATAGTATTGAGGGACAGTTAAATTGGATTTCAGATGAGGGGGATGCAGTTCAGAACACCATTGTGAACTGCGAAAATGCGCTGCGCCAAGTTTTTGGTCATGGTGAAAAGGTGTATAATGAGTTGGCACGTAAAATTCAACTCGCGCTTGCAAAAGTAGGAGAACATTTTGTTCATAAGACGTGGCGGGAGCAGTATGTCGACTTAGAAGGGTACTTCTATTGTCAGTATTGATTATCGTATTATTATTCATCTATACAGATGTCGAGCTCTTAGTGAGCCCCTGTGGTGAATAACGTGGAAGCTCACACGTATAACGAGCTATTTGAATTTAGTTCCCAAGCGTTAAAATTTTTGGGAAAAAAA